GTCAGGGCGGAGCCCATCGAAGCGAACTTGTTCAAGAGAGCAAGGTCGCCTCCGGGTAGCTGCACGAATGCGGATCGAGAAAGCCGAAGATAGCGCAGGAACGCGGGTGAAAACCCGAATAACTGTTCTACTAAGGCCATCGATACGCGATCCGAGGCGTCAGAAAGGTCTACAGTGGCTATCGAGCCATTGTAGGATCCGTTCTTCGCCATCATCCGATTGTCATCCTGCGAGTCAAACGCACAGACGCTTCGAGCGTCGCGTAGACCCTTCCTTAGCTTTTTGAGCAAGGATTGCTGCATGAACTGGTTGTAACTAGGCTCGATCGAAATGAGCCTTGGTTTCTCAGCAGTTTTTGGAACCGCTTCCAGTCGTGCAGGAATTGTCCCGAATGTTGGGGGACGATTCTGCAGGGACTCCCAATTGGGTCGGAATTCTTCCGATCCACCAAGAGAGTCGGCATCAACCGATATCGTTGAGAAATTCCAACGCGAATTGGTGCCCAATCGTTCTGATACAGCCCCCGGGCCATGACTTCCTTTGAATGGAGAGGTCATAGCCGAACCGATAAGTGACCCAAATAGTATCTGGGCTACTCTCGGTGCGTAGGGATCGAGACTCGACTTAATGTCGGCTTTGGAAGGGAGTTCAGCATCAAGCTGAACGAACTTCTCAATAGCAGTCTCGACGCGGGATGGTTCGCAGACCTCGAATACCTTCTTGAAGGTACGAGAGATCTGACGAAGCCACCTGATCGCGTCTACGCTGGGGTTGTCAAGCAACACACCGTCATCGTCAAAGATCATACTCCAAATGTCCCGAAGGAATTCAGGGTATGCGCACCGCGATTTCCACCCAACGCAAGTTGGGAGAAATCCGTCTCTAAGACCAGCAAGAAGCAGGTCGTCGAGGCGAGGCAGAGCGATCGAAATGAAGGGTAAACCTTCACAGTCGAATCGTTGACGAATCGTGACAATGTCGCGAGACGGGTCGAATCCCAATGAGTCTCCTGCATCAAGCAGGAGTAACTCAAGGAGGTCAACTTGGCTTTTCATCTCTTCCCCTTTCAGGGGTCTAGGGATCCAAGCCATCGTAGTTTTTCCGTGGGGTGACTAGCCCCGCTTGAGAACGTTCATCAGAAGAGCGCCGAGCGTAAGCCCGACTGCTCCAAAGAGGAACATCATGGACACGATAATGAACGTCTCCATGAATCAGTTCTCGCCAGCGATAACCTTTTTGAGGTTAGCGTTGGTGCTCGCCGTCAACCAGGTGATGAAGCCGGACGCCAGAAGTTCAACCTCTGCATCGGTGAACCCCGCGAGGGGTCGATCGATAGTGAGGCTGACCATGGTGCCCTGAAGCGACACGAATCCCGTTGAGGGATCGGTGTAGCTCTTCTTCTGGTAAGTGCGTGCAACGTTACGTCGACGACGTGCCGTTCCACGCGGATCGAGCGTCAGCTCGAGATTTCCATCAGCGGTCTTGAAACTACCTACACTCGTACCCGAAAAGATACGAAGCAGGGAGTTTGCAATCGCGTTGATGGTGATGGTCTGCGGATCGGAAAATGCCACGATGGGCTCCTACT